ATGAACGCATACGCAGCACAGGATGCTCAGGAAGAGCGGAGGCTGGAGCATGCAGCATGGCAGGATGCCGTGGACACGGAGGTTCAGCAGATAACATCGGATGTTTTCTTTGGCGTGGATCAGTCAATTTTAGACAAATTCAGTGACGATGCGCAGGACGCGCTTTTTAACTCGCTGTGCAAACAAATAAAAAGGAGATTCTTTTCATGAGTAACTCACTGGTGTCGATGGCTGGCTCTCTCGCCCAAAAGCTTGATCTGGCAATCGACGAGAAAGACCTGATTAACACACTGCGGTCTACGGCATTCAAGGCTGAGGCCACAGACCAGCAGTTTCTTGCGCTTCTCATTGTCGCCAATCAGTACAACCTGAACCCATGGACAAAAGAGATTTACGCTTTCCCAGACAGGACGGGAATCGTTCCTGTTGTCGGCGTTGATGGATGGGCTCGGATTATTAACGGCAACAAAAATTTTGACGGCATGGAATTCGAAATGGATGACGAATCGTGCACATGCAAAATTTACCGCAAAGACCGGAATCACCCGACATCAGTAACGGAATACATGAGTGAATGTAATCGGGGAACCCAGCCGTGGAAATCTCACCCTAAACGCATGCTGCGGCATAAAGCCATGATTCAGTGTGCACGCCTGGCATTTGGGTTTGCTGGAATTTACGACCAGGATGAAGCAGAGCGCATCACAGAAAATACACCGGCCGGGGTTATCAACGGACAGGAGAGCCATGAAAACCGGCCTGAGCTCATCGCGCGCTGTGAAGATGCTGCAAAAAACGGAATGGAAGCATTTAAGCAGCTATGGACAGAGCTTACCCCAGAAGAAAGGACGATCATCGGGTCAGCAGATAAAGAGCGAATCAAAAACAGTATCGCCATTGATGCCGAATACACTGAGGTGACAGATGGAGCAGAGAACGGATGAGTGGTTTGCGGCCAGGCTAGGGAAAGTCACGGCAAGCAATATTGCAAAAGTAATGGCGAAAGGCGGCGGAGCGACAAGGAAGAATTATATGGCTCAGCTGGTTTGCGAAACGCTGACAGGGCAAAAGGAAGAGTTCTTTAAATCAGCGTGTATGGAGCGCGGTAACGAGCTTGAGGCGGTAGCAAGGGAAATGTACTGCCTCAACGAATTCGACGCCACGGTAACGGAAACCGGCTTTATTCTGCACCCCGCCATTGAGCTTTTCGGCGCCAGCCCTGACGGCCTTGTAAACGATGACGGATTAATCGAAATCAAGTGCCCGAACACAGCAACTCATATTGAGACCATAAAAACCGGAAAGCCAAAGCGTGAATACATCCTTCAGATGCACGGTCAGATGATGTGCACCGGTCGAAGATGGTGTGACTTTGTCAGCTATGATAACCGACTTCCGGAAAATCTCGCCTATTTCAAAACACGGATTGTTTTTGATGAAGGCCTTGCCAGTGAAATAGAAACGGGAATTCGCGAATTCACGAAAGAGCTCAGGGAAGAGATCGAGTTTTTAACCAAATAAATATGGACTAAATTATGGGCGACATGGGCGATATATTCCGCGCAATGCGTGAGGATGCCAAAGAACGGAAGCAGCAGAGATTAAAAGAAAATACAGGGAAGTTATCAGGAATTGATATTCCGTTTACACAGGACGGAAGCGGAACAATTCATTTTTCAACACCGGACGGGAAGGTTCTGTTCTACCCCACCACAAACAAAATTCAGCACAAGAAAAAGGTCACACGCGGCAATCTGGAAAAGGCTGTCTCGCTGGCTAAAGGTCTTGGTGCATAACCCAACCGTTTCAGGATGAAGCGTAATGCAGGGATGCTGATAACAGAGGAATGAATATGAAAGACAGAATCAAATTCAGCGACGAAATGTTGGCCGCTGTTATTGACGGCAGGAAGACGCAGACGCGGCGACTGATTGAGCCTCAACCAGAGGTCACGGAAGACTCGTTGCGTGAACTTGGCGCGCGGCAGGACGGCTACACCCTTTCTGAGCAGGTATGCGCAGCGTGGCGACACATGGGTGATGACTGTCCGTATGGTAAAGCCGGTGACGTTATCCCGTTCGCAGACAAGGATGGCAATATCAAAGGGAAAATTGAGATTGTCGATGTCTGGTTACAGCGGGTGCAGGACGCTGGTGATAACGATTTTAAAGCGGAAGGATACCCGCTGGAACGCGAATTAACCGGCGGTAGTGCTGATGCCTTCTGCTGGTTTCGTCACCTGTGGGATTCGGTCAGCAAGCCGGAATTTAATTATCAGGCTAACCCGTGGGTGTGGGTTATCACGTTTAAGCAGATTCAGGAGGGGTGATGGATAAATTAACCAAAAGTGAAACACAGGTATTAATCGATTACGTAAAAGGGATGATTCAGGATAATAAAGAGCCAGAGAAAAAGGCAGTTATTGCACTGTGTGATGAGTTGGATAGAGTTAATAACTTAAAGATTGTTGGTTATATAAATCAGCAAAATGTAGACGCAATCAGGAAAGGATATACAATTATATATGATAACCAACTTTCTGATGAATATATAGCACTCTACCGCCTAGACAAATAACCATGACAATCGGATTTGTATTACTACTGGTAGTGCACGGCTCTGTTGTGCCTGTTACCGATGATATTTATACGCTCGAAGAATGTGAGAGCCGCGCAGTGCAGGTAAAGGCTGTGCGGAATGTTGAATTAGTGTGTGCGGAGGTGGTTCATGGGAACTATGACCAATAGAGAATTAGTTGATGCCGCAATTAAATTGGCTGGCAAGTTTTACAACATGATGGGATATGTGCAAAGAGATGGCTTTGAATATTGGAAGTCACCGCACCCAATGGAACGGCGCGTCTTTGATATGGCATGCGTGGCATTTGAAGATATTCGCGGCTCCGATGTAATGGATGCTATCAGTGATTTGGAGAGTGAAGACAATGAACAAATATCGTGACAAATCAGACTTTGAGATTAATAAGGCTGTAGCTGTCAATATTAATGGTACTGATGCTGTTGTAGAGAAGTTCGGTAGAATATATATCAATGATGAAGATAGAAGCGCGATGGTGAGCTTCGACCCCTGCAACAATCCATATGACGCAATGCCGATTATTATTGAGAATAAGATATGTATGGCATATGACGTATTCGCAGAAGAACGGGATGGTGGTAATTGGGTAGCGCAACCTGCATATGGTTTTTCTGATGAACGGGTGAGAGGCGACAATTACTATCGCGCGGCTATGATTTGTTTCCTGATGATGAAGGATGCGGAGAATGAAAGCTGACTACGGCGGGAGCACAACACCAAAGGAATTTCGTGATTTGTGGCAAACTCCCCTCCCGTTATTTTCAGCACTGGACGCTGAATTCGGTTTTTACCTTGATGCCGCCGCCGATAAAAATAATACCCTCTGCTCTCATTACCTCACCGAAAAAGACAACGCATTAAACTCAGACTGGCAAAGTTACGGCTCAATATGGTGCAACCCGCCTTACAGTAATATCTTGCCGTGGGTAGACAAAGCCGCAGAACAATGCAGGGCGCAATTGCAGCCTGTCGTAATGCTGGTTCCTGCCGACACTTCGGTGGGATGGTTTAAATCGGCACTGGATACCGTTGATGAGGTCAGATTCATTACCGGTGGCAGGATATCGTTTATTAACGCTGGCACAAACAAACCGGTGAACGGAAACAACAAAGGTTCGATGCTTTTAATCTGGCGACCGTTCGCCCAGCCCCGCCGGATAATTACCACAGTTAACCGTGATGACCTGATGGATATCGGCAACCGGTTACTAGAAGCACAAATCTGAGGTGACCAATGACACCACAGGAAGCAGAGAACGGACGCAGACGAATAGCAAGGGAATGCCTGAAGGAATTAATGAAGTACACATCAGACGAACAACACACCGCAATACTCGACAAATACACCATCAAATTCGCTCCGCTAAATCACATGCGCTTCAACAATAAAGACGTGTTGAGCCATTACGTGCGATTACTGCAAAAGGAGAAATAAATGTCAGGAATGACCATATCCAGAAAAGACGCGGCACAGCTGATCGGGATAACGGAAAATACCCTTTCTCAGTGGTGCCGTGCAGGGATGATTGCCTATACCAGAAAAAATCCCATGAAGAAAAACTCCCCTTACCTATTTACCAGAGCAGCATGTATTGCCGCGGCTAACAAATCGATTCACACTATGCCAGTGAACACTGGTGAGACTGGAGGAACAAAACCATGTCAATATTCCGGAGAGGTAAGATCTGGTACGGGGACTACTCGACGCCAGGCGGCAAACGCATCAAGGAGTCTCTTGGCACAGAGGACAAGAAGCAAGCGCAGGAGCTGCACGACAAGCGAAAGTCTGAGTTATGGCGCATAGAAAAACTCGGTGACTTCCCGAGCGTAACATTTGAAGAGGCGATTGTAAGATGGCTGGAAGAGAAAGCCGATAAAAAATCACTGGACGATGACAAAGGCCGGCTTTCGTTCTGGCTTGATCACTTCGAAGGGGTTCAGCTAAAAGACATCACCGAAGCGAAGATATACGCCGCCGTCAGTAAGATGAAAAACAGGAAGGTTCGCGAACGCTGGGAGAAACAAGCAGCCGCGGCGAAAAAGAAAGGGAAAGAAATACCGGCTTACCAGGAGGCGAGAGTCTCGACCGCCACAAAATCAAAACACCTGGCAATCATGAAGTCACTTTTGCGCACCGCCGAGGTTGACTGGAAGTGGCTTGAAAAAGCGCCGGTAATTAAAGTGCCGACAGTGAGAGAGAAGCGCGTCCGGTGGCTTGAATATCATGAAGCACAACGGTTGATAAAAGAATGCCCTGAGCCGCTGAAGTCGGTTGTTACCTTCGCACTGGCAACCGGTTTACGCCGGTCAAACATAATCAGTCTGGAGTGGGGACAGATCGACATGCAGAGAAAGGTGGCGTGGATTCACCCAGAAGACAGCAAGTCGGGGCAGGCAATAGGGGTCGCACTAAATAATACCGCATGCGGCGTACTGAGAGCGCAGATCGGGAATCATCATAAGTGGGTATTCGTCCACACCGAGCAGAAAGTAAAGCCTGACGGAACAAAAACACCGGCAGTACGGAAAATGCGGGTCGATTCTAACACGGCATGGAGAGCAGCGTTAAAACGGGCAGGCATAGAAAACTTCCGGTTTCACGATCTGAGGCATACCTGGGCAAGCTGGTTAATTCAGTCAGGAGTACCGCTTTCAGTTCTTCAGGAAATGGGCGGATGGGAGTCAGTCGAAATGGTACGCCGGTATGCACACCTGGCACCAAATCACCTAACTCAGCATGCAAAACAAATTGACGTTATTTTCGGCAACTATGACCCAAAATGTCACAGTTCCGTCCCAAATACGTCCCACATGGCAAAAGTGGAGAATTTTAAATGA